GATCCAGTTGGTTGTTGCGGAGCGTGGTGGAGAATCCGAGTGCCATCTAGATCAGCCTGCCGTTGTGATGGTGAGAACGATGGCACCCACGGCAGCGGTGAACGTGTCGCCTGCCGTGTACGGGTTGGCGGTGATGGTGCCGCTGAACTTGAAGGTACCAGTGCCGTCCGTAGCGGTGTTCCAGATCGTGAAGTGCGTCGCATCCTGCGAACCGGCGATGTTCGTCCATTGCACTTGCGCCGTGTTCGTCATGGTGGACGTGCCAGCAGAGTTGGTGGCTGCGCCGAACGTCACCGCCTTACGGGTGACTTCGGTCGCCTTATTAGCGACACCACTTACACCGGGGTCACCCACATGCAACTGAATGTACGGAGTGTCCGTTCGGATTGCGTCCAGCGGGGTGTTTGCACCTGCGGGTGCGAGTCCAGTAGCCATGGGTGTCCTTTCTAACCCGACTATGCGGGAGGCGTATTCTCTTCTGAATCGTACTGCGATTGCTGAACCGATTGGGCGACCTGCAACGCCGAAAGAAGGATGGCGTTGTCACGCGTCAAGGCAGCGATTTGGTCAGCCAGCAACTGGATGACTTGCTCAGAGTTGTACGGGATGTCCATGATTCTCCATGACGATGGATATGAGAAAGCCCGAGGGGGATAGGAACCCCTCGGGCTTCTCTCCTGTGGGGGCAGGTCAGACGGTGATGCGGAAGATGCCGTTGGCGTTCCACACCACGGTGAGGACGCCGCTGGTCACGCTGTTGGCACCACCGAAGTAGTTGTAGCAGACGCCCTGCTTGGGGGCCTTGGTGTCGTTGTAGATGAGGCTGCCGTACACGTTCGTCAAGGTGGCCGAAGCGCCCGAGGCGGTGTCGGCAGCGTCGAACATGATCACGCCGGAAACCGGAGTGGTGATGGCCATGCTGGCGAGAGCCACGCCACCGACTGGCCACGTCACGGCCTGACTGATCTCGTTGCCGGTGACCCATGCGCTGCTAGCAGCGGCGTACGTCGACTGGGCAGCGGTAGCGTCCTTGTCAGGGGTGCCGGTGTTGTTGTACAGGGCCACCTTGTAGACATCGGTGGGGGCGTTGAGGTCGAAGACCGCCGTACCAGCGAAGGTATCGGCGACCATCTGACGGAAAATTGCGGAGGCGGTGAACGCCATGGTGTTGTCTCCTTATGAGGCTTGGATGTTCAGGTTGACGGCGGGGGCGAGAATATGGCAATCCTCGCCATCCTCCCGCATTGTGTAAACCGACATGATCGGACGGCCTTTGGCATCCAAGAATGGAGTGTCTTTGCCGATGTAATCCTGCCGTTCTTCCACTCGCAAGCGAGCAGTCGAATTTGCGGGTACGAACGGCACCCAAGCCCCCGCCATCCCGCCACATGCATGCATGGGAGTGATGACTTCGGCCCTTGCCGGTTCGACGTGCTGCATCCCACAGGAATTGCATTGCCAGTTGGTGTCCATGCGGACCACGATCCCGGCGTTGAAGGCTGCGCTATGTCCCGATGCGTTACTCATGATTTCCTCAATCAGTATCCAACGACAATGTTACACCATGCATCGGTGCTGTGGTGGATACGGGAGTTTCTTGCTCTCTCCGCTTTATAGCATCCGCAAGAGACAGTACCCGGCTCTCGGAATAGGTTGGACGCTTGAGTCCAGTACTCCTTGCCGCACGTGCAGCGAAGAGTGGCACCACGTTTCCCATTTCGTCGTCCGACTGAGGTGACAATTCCCCTCCCAAATGTTTGTCCTACGAAAAGGAGATGTTTCACTGCGTATCCAGCCAGATGTCTCCCACCTGAGGATTGGTGGGGGCAGTAGGACCGAGAACCACTTCAGGAGTGGTTGGGGTAGTCGGGTTCAACGGGGGAACCGGGAACCAAGCGTCGGGGACGTTATCCAAGTTCAACTCATCCGCAGGTTTAGTCTCAATACAGGACACACCGATAACCACATCTTCACCTTGTAGACGGCCACGAATCTGGAAGTTGCTGATCTCGTAAAACCTGCCGTCGTAGAAGATGATGTCGTTGAGTCGGTCGTCCTTCCACACAGGTGATACCTGAGTATCAGAAATCCTGTTCCCATGGGCCTCGGTAACCGAGATTCCCTGCTCAAACAACTGCCTCGCTCCGACAGCGAAACGAAGTCGCTGGGAAGGTCGACGGCCTTCCGGTGAGTAATCCTCGGCGGCTTCCTGCTGGTCAGTCCAAAGTACTGGAACCCTTAGGGGCAGTTCGTAACGACGGTATCCCTCGTCGTACACCGAGTCATACTGGCTGTTGGTCGTGTCGAACACGTACCACAGCACGGCTTCACCAACCGTGTTCTGGTACCGAGTGAATTCTCGGGCGACGTGCCCGGCTTCACGACGAGGGTCGATGGCCATCAGTACATCCACCCTGTCGTGCCCACTGCTGGGTGATCAACAGTGGGGTTCTCGTCATCCACATGGTGGAGGTCGTGCCACCCATACTGCGGTTCCCCCCGTTCCTTCGGAGCAGTGGAGGTCACGATAGGAACTCTCCTACCAAGGGCGGCGTAGGCGGCGGCGGTGTGGTGCCCGTCCACAATCTCGTATTCACCGTTCTCATAGGAGGTGACCTCCACCTCGGGCACCTCCCCGTCAAGGATGTCGTGGACCTTCTCAGTGACAATGTCACTGTGAACGACGAACTGAGTGGGGGAGAGGGAGTGGTGAGGTACCAACTTGCGCTTCGTGACAGGCATCACATCACCTCCCCGTTGTAATCGGCGTAACCAGCCAGCCGCTTCACAGTCATCCCATGAGGGTCGCCCACGTAGGACTCTCCGGTATCCCAGTTGATTCGCTTCAAATCTTCTTTAGGGCTAGTTGGCTCTACCTCGTACACCGGGGAGAAGAGAGGAGGCTGTGCAGATCGCTTACCCTTGGCTGCGGAGTACCTTGCCGCACCCTCCAAGGATGTGGACCCCCAAGCAGCAGGTTGTATATTGCGCCCAAGCACCCTCTTCGGTGTAACGCCAAGAAGACCGTGCCAAGAAGGATCAACCTTTGCGCCGGGAAGGAACCAGTTTGCTGTTCCGTGGAACAGCGCCAACCGGGACATTAGATGCCCCCGTTGGTTCCACCGGACTGCCAGCCACCAAACCCAAGGTCAGCGGACTCACGGCCGATCTCTTCCACTGTTGCTACTGGAGTTCCACCGACACCGGGGCCGGGGTCGTGCGTAGACAGGTCGGGGATGTTCTGGTACACGCGAGTCGGGGGGTTATGGTCGTCGTATTCCCGGTCCTTGTACATCGGGACGAACCTTCCAGTCATCTTCGCAACCCGTCGCAGGTTGAAGATGTCGATGTTCTGAAGGCCGACGTTGAGGCTCTTTGCCCTGTCGTTGTAGTGCTTCTCCCAGTACTCCAACATTTGCCATACCTGCTGGAACCGCTGGCGGGCCGGGATGAACATGCCCTCAGGGCTATTCACATCAATATCGGTACTGAACTCGGTTACCAGTGACCAAAGGGCACGGACCACGGTACCGATGGCGATCACATCCAGTTCAACCGTACTGATTGAGGACAAGTTCTGGTCGTGGCGCTGAAAGAAATGCTCTCCGACAGTGGCCGAAGCGTAGAACGCAAGGTCAGCGTTCAAGAACCACTCGTAGTGATACCCGGCTACGAACACACGCTGACCTTGGTATTCCGTCGAAGAGAACTTCAACAGCCCGTTTCTCTCGTCAACTGTCCACGCTGTAACCGGAAGCATGACAAGGTGTTCTGCATCAACAGCGTTCGGACCCGGTTGGGCTGCGGTATAAACCTGAAGAGTGTCGCCTTCCACGTTCGGGTGGGGAAGACGGATAGTGCTAACCCTTAGAGGTCCAAGGTCTACTTCAAAGAACAGAGGAAAGTCGCGCAGCAGGTTTCGTGCCGACAGGACAATTCCTTCCAGAGTGGGAGCGGTAGCAGACATTAGAACTGAAACCATTTCCCGGTGTTGTTCGTCGCCATGAATCCTTCAGGACGAACGATCACATCCCCGTTGGTAGCAGTAGTGATGGCGTTATCGAAGCAGACAAGGGGGGCGTACCCACTTCGGTCGCCGTTGGTATCCAAGAAGAGGATCAAGTCATAGGGTCCGCCAGATTGCACCACTGGAAGCAAGACCGGCTGAGAAGAAGCCCAACCGTCAGTGGTTACTTCCTTGCCCATCAGAGGGGCGACGGAAAGCACGGTAACGCCGCCCAGTTGCATGTCGAACAGGTTTGTATCTGTCTCGTTGAAAGTGTGGTTACCCACAGCAACGGCAAAGACACGTGCCGTAGCCCAGTCCAACAGTCCGGTCGCAAGAAGACTGCGAAGGGCGATGTACTTCATGAAGTCACCACCGCAGCGTTATAGGCATAACCGGTTCCGTAGGTTGGGATGGGGTAACTGCCATCCAGTTGGGTCACGCCCTGCTGAAGAGTTACTCGGCTTTGCGGAATGATGGTGATCTCGGTGCCGTTCTGACGAATCTCCGCATCCCAGACGCCTCTGGTGGTTCCATACGACGTGGCAACCTGCGTCTCGTAAGGAGACAGCCAGAACCGAACATGTGTGGCATCCATGATTTCAGCATGCATGGTCGCCAAGAGCATTCCGTACTGGTTATCGGAGCGCACCTGAGCAACGATTTCTCCGCCCACCAGCGAAGGCACGGAAGTGATCGTCATGATCACGTCGAAAGTTCTTCCGCCCACAATCGTAATTGCGGTAAGAGAAGAGGGGGACACGTAGAAGGGCACTGGCGTATCGTAGACCGGTTGGCCGGGCAAGGTGTCACCTACCTCTGTCCACTGGACTGTGGAACTCTGAATGCGAGTGTACCCACCCCAGCCGGTTCGACCAGTGACCTTGTAGCCGTCCTTGGCTACAACTGCGGCACCAATCGCTACCGCACTTGCGGTTGCGGAGGTGGTGTCCATCGTCACACCTTGATGTAGGTGTAGACGGTCAGGTACTTCGGAACGATGTTGACGGGTGCGCCGTTACCGACGGTCGATTCGTTGACCGTGTGGCTATGAGCCGGGGTGGCGTCCACTGTCAAGGTATGAGTGTGGTTTGGTTCGTTTGTCGTGACATGGTCGTGGGACCCCGACGAACTGTCGATTTGGATACCGGTCTTTGCGGGGGCCGTGTACTCCCACGGCTTAGTTCTCCATGAATGCGACATATCTGCTTGGACGCTGTCCAAGTTAGAGTCACCAAGCACATCGACCATGATGTATCCCTGACCAATAACTGCGGGGCCGTGCTTATGCCCATTGTCGATGACCTTGTGGTCATGTGTCCCGCCGTCCACCGTCCCGTGCGAATGCCCTCCAGATGGGCTGGAAGTAGCGGTGTGGTCATGCTCGCCAGCATCGTTTACTGACACGCTGTGAGAGTGTGACGGGAGATTGCTGATGGAGAGAGTTACGGTATCCGACCCGCCAACCACGCCGGGAGTGACAGAACCAATCAGCGTGCGCTGAGTGGCGTTAGGAAGGTCCATGTACCGGGGGCTGGCGTTAGTGATGTAGGGCTGAAGACCTTCCACAAGGAACAGCAGCGGATATTGATCCTCAGTAACCCGCTGACCAGCAAGAGGAATCCATCCCGGCATCTGCGCTGCGGAGCGCATGGACTGCTTGATGTCACCGGGCTGGTTGGTGTTGGAAGCGGTACTGATTTCCTCCCAGTTCATCGTCACAGTGGACGATGTCTGGATGTAGACCCTGCCCTCGTTTGCCCCGCCACCCGTGTACTGAAGAATTGTTCCCTTGGGGGCTGAGGGGAAAGAAGCCTCTTTGCGGAGGTTATACGAGCGCATGTCCCCACTGATGAGGGCGTCACCTGCGACTACAGCGTCGGAACCGACGTTGAGTCCGCTGTCGATGACGAAAGAAGAGTGGAGGCGCAAGGTCCCCACTCCTGAGCGGTACAGATACGTGTCGGAGTTATTCCACTCCAAACGGCCGTTACCGTCGATGCGGAACACGTCGTTACCGGCATAACGGTTGAGAAGGACTGGCCCGTCGCCGTTCACCGTGGCGACGAATACCGGCTGAAGCATGTTCCGCTTGTCAGTATACGTCGACTCAAACTGGCTGCTTCCAATGGGTACATACACCGCCGCTAGAACGGTGATGTTCGCAGGAACATCGGGAAACAGGGGATCGGCAGCGGGACTACCGGGGATCGACACAAGCGTCCCACCGATATTCACACCGATGAGGTCGAATCGCGGCTGCGATCCGCCCGCCCCCAACGTCACGCTCTGCCCGCCGGTCATGGCGACAACAGTGCCGTTGACGAGGGCAACACCGTTAGAACCCACGGCTGTGGAGGCAACCGTTCCCGATACGGTTACATCACAGCCGTAGACCACGCCCCAACGGGAGTTGCCGAGGATGTTGAAGTCGATCTGGTCGGGTTCCGACATCTTCGTGCTGAACACGCCGTCAGCATTTGGGATGAGGAACCCACCATGCGTTGTCGTCATCGACTTCTCACTCTCCTGCGTTTGATAGGCCGGTTAGAGCCTCAGTGCCAAACGTAGCCGAGACCGTCCAAGTAACTGGCGATGTGGCGAGGCATGCGGTACCGCTTTCCCGCCTCCAACTTGTAATGCACGTGGGGGTTGCCGTACGTGAAGTCATCCAGCGTGGTGTTCATGCGGATGATCTGCATATCCGAACGGGGTCCGCTATCGGGAACCTCGGTGATGCTGTCCACGACGATCTCACGGGAATTGCCCATGAGGTCGGCCATGGTGGTGACTTCGTTGTCTTCTGGGGTCTGGCTCTTTGCCACGATGTGTTCTCCTTCGTGTGTATCGGTGCGTCACCGTAGCACGGTGACGGGTTCGTCAGTAGCCCGTAACTCGGGTGGGCTGGAGCGCCTCAGACGAGGCCGACGCTGTCACGGCAAGAGCCGCAGTGCCGGTGCTAGTCGTGGTGGCATCATATGCCGTACCGACCGAAGCGCCAGCGGTAGCCATGCCAATAGGGTCATTGGCTTGGTCAGTGGGGTCACCCCAAGTGGTGGGGCCATGGACTGCAACAATGCTCATACGGGGGTTCTCCTTGAGAAGATCGAAGAGGTGGGGGGCCGAAACCCCCCACCCAATTCCGATGAGCGATGCTCAGTTGGTGACGATCTTGCAGACCGCCGACTCGGTGATGAGGCCCCAGCCCCAGATGGAGTACCAAGCGAGGGCATGCTCACGACCGAAGTCCAGCACGCCACCGTCACGGAGTTCCACCGGGAGGCTCACAGCCTGACCGAAGGCGTTGTCACCGAGCATGATGGCCTCGTAGGCCGTGCCACTCGGAACCCACGCCTGACCCCAGCCGGGGGTGGCCACACCGTCGACATTAGACTGGGCGTCGGCACGACCGTCCTGCCACGTGGCGGGGACAGCGGTGATGTCCGAACCATCCGTAGCCGTACCGAAAAGGTCAGTACGGAAATCGGGGTTGGTCTGGTTCGGCTCCACCGTCTTACCACCGGGGAGGGTGGCCGAGTCATCGGTATCCATGGTGGTAGCGAGCGGTGCGCCGATCTGCGTGGTTTCGATGAACACCACATCGCCAAGGCGACCGATCTCACCGAGCATGAAGTTGCCGGGGGCGGCGTACTTCGTGACTTCGATCCACTCGGGGGTGTCACGCAGACGACGCGACTGGTGCGGGTGAATGAAGGCGACGTACGTCTCGCCAAGGCGCGGGATGTTCTTGCTGGACAGCACCTCGACAGCGTCCTTCACCGAGTGCGGGTGGAGGTAGTAGTCGGTGCCGCCGGTCACCGCAGCGACCGTCGTAGCAGCCGTGCCCGGCTCGTACACGCCGTAGCCGGTGTTGATGGCGGTCGGCTTCTGACGACCGAACACCACCGACGACGCACGCTGGAGCGTCTGGCGAGCCTGCGTGTCCATGTACAGGGCCATGTTGCGACCGAGCAGACGGCTGGCCGAGGCCATCACGTCATCGAACGAGGCATTGAGCAGCAGTTCCGAGACTGCCACGCCGAAGCCCTGCTCCTGCACGGTGATGCTGTACTGGTTTGCCGTGATGGCGTGCGTCCGCATGCGGATGCCTTCCACCAGCGGACCCGCCGGAACCGGCAGGTTGTTGTATCGCATGAAGTTGACGACCAAACCGGGCATGACACCCAGTTCCGTCTTCTTCACAGCGAACTGCTCAAACCGCAGAACGGGCATCGACTGGAACAGGATTTCCTTCGACCAGATGGTCTGGATCGCTGGACCCATCATGCTGGTGCCGGTGGTGATACCTGCCGAGTTGCCGACGCCAGTGCCATCGAAGCCGGTACTGGCGTTATAGCCGACCGCTGTGGTGTACTGACTGTTGCTGCCGCCGGTACCGACACGGGTGGTGCCCGTGATACCGGAAGTGTTGGGAAGTTGGCCTCCGAGGCCGTCTCCGACTGCCATGTTGTGTCTCCTTCAAGACGCTGGGACGGGGGTTAGGCCCCGGTGGATGGATTTGGGGTCAACGACCCCGGTACTGCTGACTGGCCGAAGCCAAGAGGCTGTCCCGATACTTCTTGTACGTCTCGATGTCCATTGACCGGATGTCATCCGGTGTAAGCCGTTGTGTAGTCGACAATTGTTCCATAGGACCGACCGGAGGTGCGGTAGGGCTAGCCCCACGATAGACCTGCGGCGGTTGCTGTTGCTGTGATACTACTGCACTCACGTTGCCCATGATGGCATTAGTGCGTGCCTTCATCTCTTCAATGGCGGCGTCAATCTGGCTGGGGTCGTTGCCCTTCACCAGATCACGCAGTTCGGGAAGGATGAATTCCTGCTCCTGCTGGAGGCGGGCGAACTTGTACTGCTCAGTCTCAGCCAGTTTCCGCTCCATCTCAAAGACGGCCCGGTCCTGCTCACGCTGCTGTTCGATGGTCTGGAAGCGTTCATTCCACTCCCGTTCCTTCTTCTCCAGCAGGGCACGCACGGAGAGGGCGTCCTCTTCCTTCTTCTTTGCCTCTTCGGCCATACGGTCGGCTTCCGCCTGACGTGCAGTCTCCATGGACTCCCGCTCCTGCTGAAGCGCCTTCAACTGGGCGTCCATGCTTTCGATGCGGGGGTACAACTTGTCCTTCTCCTGCTGACGGGCCTTGTTCAGGTCCTCTTCGGTGAAGAACCGCCCAGTCGGCATTCCCTGACCGTAGTCATTGGGCACAACCACTGCGGGCTGTGACACCGCCTGAGAGGCATTCTGCGTCGGCCAGTCATTGGCCATACGCGGCTGTGCGGGGTCTGCGCCGACAATGAAGCCGGTGCCGTTGTCTCCTTGATTTCCCATTGTTCCTGTTCCTTGATCGGTGTGTTGTCCGGTAATCGTGTTTATATCACATCGTGACAGTGGTACACGCAAACCCACATCGTTTACCCTTTGAGGCCGCGACTTCGCGCCTCTGTCTCGGCGTCACGGGTCGCCTGCCTCAAAGTCCACCACTTCTGGCGGCATTGGCTGGTAGGCCCTTGTCATGATTTCCTGAGCGAGGGCAGGGTCGACCATGGGTGCAGGACCCATCGGCTTACCATTCTCGTCCACCTGTCCCGGCACCACCAGCGGCTGTCCATCTGGGGTCATACCGGTTGCCTGCATGGTGAATTGAGCAATCTGCGCTTGGATAAGGCCGAGGGCACCCTGCTCCTTGGCATCCTCCACGATCTCCTCAAAGATTTCTTGCATCTTCTGATCGGGAAACTGCGTGCCGAGGTCACGCAAAGCGCCACGCTTGGATTCCAGTCCCATAGCCATCTTTGCCTGAATCTCGTTGATCTTGATGAGCGTGTCCATCGGCATGGGCGACGGCCAGTCCACGTAAGTCCGGTATGAAAGCGGGTCCCGGGGGTCCAACTTCGGGTACTGGTCGGGCTTCAGCATCACACCAGAGATGTAGGGGTTGTACTCCGTCAGGTGCGGGGCATACAGGAAAGCGTGCTTCATGATCAGAGTGTTGATGTGTTCAAACATCTTCACGTACTGAACCTTCTTGCGGTCGTGCTTCAGCATCAATGGCTGATACTGCAACTGCAAGGCTGTGCCCGAAGTGTTGGAGATGGGCTGCAACTGGCCGAGTGCGCCACCGGGAACGCCAGTCAGTTCGTGCATAGCCTGCTTTAGCAGTTCCATGTACCCAAGCGGGCCGGTGAAGTTCGTCTGCAACTCCAAGTTCTGGATGCTGGCGTCCTTGTTACCGATGGCCCAAACTTTCTTGGCACCCTTCTCAAGGTTGCTCGCCTTGGCACCGATAATCACTGTCACCGGAGAGGCGTGATAGTTGATGATGTCGGAGATTTCCGTGGCCTTCTCGTTGTACTCACGGTTCAGTCCGATGATGTCCTGAATGTCCGAAAGTCCCCACGGGCTGCTGGCGACCGGGAAGTTGGGGCAGAAGGAGATGGGAATCTCGCCAAGAGGGTTAGGACGGGCGTCGATCAACTCGTCGTTGATGTATTCCTCAATCGTGTCCTCGGTCATCAGTTCCACATAGGTGAATACCTGACGAGTGCCGTCACCAGCGGTGCCCCAGAACTTGTACTTCAACTTGAAGCGGATGAGCCGGGTCCGGTCGTGAGGGTGAAACTCGGGGAAGCAGAAAGCCGGGTTGAGCGGAAGGATGCGAATCTTTCCGTCGATGGGAAGGCCGGTGGCGTCCACGTACGGTTCTTCCCATGCGACCTTGACGAACACATCGCCAGACACCGACCCCAACTGACCAATCTCCATGATGACGGCCGACTTGTTGTTGTCGATCTCCCATACCCGCTTTAGAGCATGCGGAATGATGGCAGAGGTGGCCTCAGGACTGTGGAAATTCACGCCCTTGCCGAACGAGAAGTTGACAAGGAAATCGCTGAATGCCTTGATCCAGTTGAACGTCAACTGCGGCTCGCCAGCCTCACGACGGTATGCCCAGTGATGACCGAGATACCAAGCCCAGTTACTGGCGTATCGGTTCAGGCGAGGACCGTGGACCTCAAATTCCTCGTCAGCCAGTTCCACCAAGCCCAACGGGCTGATGGCAATAGTCAGGTCGGACTGCGATGCCCGGTATGACGGAGACTGAAAGGAAATGCCACTCATAGGTCAACTGCCAGAAATACGGGTGTAGACCTCCAAGAGGAGGTCCCCCATAGCGGTATGGACTGCCCTTTCGGCAGCGGCCTCTAAGGCAGCACCTTCTTTACCGTAGAAGATGCGATCTTCACGGATTCGTTCCCTGACCTGTGCAGACAGGGCCAACCGGACATCCCACACTCCCCGAAGGGCGGGGAACAGGCGAATAATCTCATCGCCCAACTTGTCGATGTTGGCACCAACCTCACCAAATTTTGTCGATAACCCCACCGAATATGCGGCAGGATCGCCATTGACCGTAGGGCGCATTCCCAGACCAGCGGGAATGAAAGTGGCATCAACGATGGCGTCCGCCACTTCATCGTCGGTAGGCCATTCCCCATTCGTGTGGTACAGGGAGTACAGCGCTTTCTCCTCCTCAGTGGGGGGGTCGATGGGGTCCGGGTTCCAGTCCCGAATTTGAATGGTCATTGACACAGTCGCACCTCTACAAACGGAATGTCTCAGGAATGCGTTGTGGGTTCAGCGCAAGTTCCATGTTTGATTGTACATCCTGATGGATGAGCGACTTGGTACCGGCGGCAATCGCTGCCTTTCCTTGCGGGTATGCGGCCTGTATGGCTCCCCAACCCCACGCTTGCCGGATATGAGGAGTCATGTTGAACTTGCCGTGCCCGGGGACATTGACCGAGTTATCACCGTGAGCCATGGTTTGGTGTTCCTGCGTCAGATAAGCGAGGTGGGGAGCCAACAACCCAGCGGGGGCATTCTTCGTGCCCACAAGATGGCGCATATGAGCAGGAACCACGAACCGTGCATCTGGACGAATCGGGTCATCCAGACTCTTAGCAAAGGCCGGGGAAAGATTACTGACAGCGCGAGCATGGTGAATGTCAGAAGTCACAAATGGATTACGCATCCCGAGATCGTTGATATGACGGCGAACGTGGGCAGCAGCCTGAGGGTTCCTCTGCCAGTACGTATCACCGTAAACCTTGGCCCCAACTAGATGGCGAATTACTTCAGCATGCTCAGGAACTGAGGTGAGCGTTGTCAATCCATAGGTGAGAAGTTTCTGTTCTCCCTCATCGGACGGCTTGATGACTGAAGGGTCATTCATGATGGCCATCGACTTGTGGATAGCGGGAATACCACTTGTTCCTGCTGCACCACGAATTGCGCGTGCGGGGGCTGACCAATCTGAACCTGTTCCGTAATCAATATGGGAGGTCAAATCGCTCAGAACTCCACCGGCACCGGCACGATGGGCGATGATAATTGCTTGGTGTGCCGGGTCCAGATCACCGAAACGGTGTGTACCGGCTTCCATCTGCTTCTTAGGAGCCAGTTCGGGGTCAATGATACGCTTACCCCTCACCTTCTTGAGCGGCTCTCCTGTCGATGACAGCAACCCTGCTCCATCAGTATCCACGCCGTGAATTTGAGCGTTGATCATCTGGTTCACAATTTGTGCGCCTGACTGAGACAGGCGAACACCGATGTCCCCCCGGTGGGCGTGAATAGCGGCAATTCCAGACGCTCCCTGAATTTCAACCTGAGGAGCAGCCCCTGCACTAAAGCGGGTTCCTGCCAAGATCAAATTTCTGTGCAATCCGGGGGAGTAGTCGCTGCCGTACGATTCTGTGCCCACATGCTTGTAGTTAGCATGGTGAACTGGGTAGAACTCCGGCCCGGCAGGAAGATACAGGACACCGTGGCCGGGACTCTGCTGCTCTTCAAAGTTTGTGCGGGAACGGGCAGCACGGGAAGTGGCGTGTACCAGATTAGAGAATGCCCTTGCACCCGCTTCCATACCGGTGTCAGGGCGGCTTTGAATCTCTTCCTGAAATTCTGGGGAGCGTAGGCGTTCCGCTGCTCGGGCGGCGTTTATGCGGTTTGTTTCGTTGGCATTCGGGCTATTGGCCGTCCGGTCGTAACCTGCTAGCCAATGCCCTACCAATTCGGGGAGATGATGCCCCATGAATCCGACCCGTTCCGCGGCAAATTCTTGGTGCTGAGGAGAAGCCGTAGCGAGAGTCACGGTGCGGGGAGAAGCAACCCCATGAGTATCTTCGTATTCTGACGTCCAAGCCGATAGGGCGTCGGCGGCATTACGCCGAGTCACAGCCATTAGTAGTGACCTTTCGGATTACGCCAGCCCTTGCTGATCTGGGCGGCGCGATGCTTCTCCAGAACGGCAGCAGACTTGGGGGCCAGTCCCGGGGGGAGACTGGCTGACTTGATGTACTTGTCCATTGCGGCCTGAATCGGTGCTGGGGTGTCGTTCAGGAAGGTGAACCCACTCGCCAGCCGATCCGTAGACCGCAGCATGAGAGGACGCGTATTGCTGACCGGACGGCCCGCTGGGGCCGTCTGAAACTGCTTGAGCGTCTGGGCTGTGCCTCGGAGTGCTGGGTGCTGAAACAAGGGTTTCAGCCGTTCGTCAACGCTTGAAACCGGGGAGATGCGAGTAATTACGCTCGTTATCGGCGGTCAAGGGCATGGCGTGTGCGCCCTCACGAACATCAGAAACATCACTACCAGCAGCACTAGGCAGAATGGCCATACGCTGACCGACCATGCTTTTGTCTCCCCTACCCCATGCCGTATCAGGGATTTGAAGGCTGTCGCTGCTGCCACCGCCAGTGGCGTCAGCAGAAAAGTAGTGGTTGTTGTCCTGTTTGCCCATATAGGTGCCGACAAACCCACGCTGCCAAGGACCACCAGAACCGGTGGCAGCAGCACCTGCTTGACTTGTTTCAGAAGCGTTCTGAAAGTAATGCGCTACGGGGCCACGCGTTCCAGCCGAATCAACGGACCAACTGGGAGCGTATGTGGCAGGTGTACCGGCCCCCTGAGAGATATTATCGAAGGCCGAACGAGACGCCATGCGATTGGGGTTGCCTTCGTCTCGCTGTCCACCATTAGGGAAAGTCATGGCGACCTCAGTCCTGCACGGAGGCGATGTTCGGGCGGTACAGGCGCATCTCGCTGCCGTACTCCAGTTCAAACTCGGGCATACCGTGAGCGGCGGTCACGCCGTACACGAAGTCCTGAAGCATGACGGGAGCCTCAATCCACGTGGCCGAGCCGACATGGACCCGCTCACGGGTCGTCTGCATCGGGTCCTTGCGGACGGTGAAACTACGGCCACGCGCATCACCTGCGGTGTCCCCGTAGGCACCAAGGCCGAACTCGACCGGGATGTCGGTGTCAGTGGCCACGCCTTCCTCAAAGCGGAGCGGACCACGACGGATGTTGTTGACGGCGATTGCGCCTTCATACTGGACTTCGGGCGGCGGGTATGCCATAGCAGAATCCTCCTGAGGGGTGTGATAGCGATGTTACACGTACGGAGTGCCGCAGTGTGTCAATCAGCGAGCAGCGACCGCATTTAGTACGGGCCACGTCTTCTGGCCGACGACTCCGTCAGCGAGAAGACCATGCTTCGTCTGGAAGTGCTGGACGATCAACTTCGTCTGCGTGCCGAAGTTTCCGTCGATGGTGATGCCGAATCCGTCCTTCTTGCATGCCGCCTGAACGAACTGCACCCACGAACCGGTGGAACCGAGTTTGAGAGTGGGACGCTGGGGGAAGGGGACCAGTACGGTAAGCCCAAACTGGAGCATCGGAAAGTTCACGGGAGGAAGAGGCGGGGTGCCGGGAGGAGGGACAACGCCCAACTTCTGAACCACCGAAGCGCCATCGCTCCACTGGGTGGGATTGACTTCGATGTGCAACCAACCAGCCCACGGCTGACCTTCGCCGTACTGGCTCGGGGTGGCGGGCTTCCATCCGTTGTACTGGTCGGCGCTACGGGAAGCATTCCACGTACGGCATCCGACGTAGTCCACGATCAACTGGATTCCCAGTTCCTTGCTGTGGTCGATGAGGATGGGCAGAACTTCATTGAGCATCTTGGCCCGACCAACCAGACCGGTCTGATCGGCGCTCATGTACCGCCAGTCAAGGGCAGCACCGAAAGAGTGGCTCGAGAGCGAACCGCCGCCACGCACATCCCGAACGCCGTAAATGCCGAGATTGATACCGCCATATCGTGACATCAAGAAGTCACGAATGCTGATCAGAGCAGGAGACGGTCCCTTTCCGTACAGCGGATGAGCAGTGGTGGCTTTCTGCCAGTTGAAGTATTCAGTCGCTTCCATGGTTCTCCTAGCACCCGATGCAGGGCGGTTCTCCTTCGTGGTGAATGGTCAACGGGGCAGGAGTCTGCCCCTCTGTGAATGCTTTGCGACGGCTAAGGATTCCCCGCACCATTTCCATGCCCTTACGGTTGATCTCCATCTGCTCGGGCGAAAGTTGGTAATTGGGGCCTAGCGGCAACGGCTCGTCATTGACAATGCCGGGAAGTTCCATCTGCCCAGTGGGTTCAGGGTTCACCTGTTTGCGGATGCGGTTCTTGGTTATCTCGCCGCGAATGTATTCCTCACGGGATAGGTCCATCAGTCCTCCAGACCCGGTATCTGAATGTCGTAGAGCCGATGAAACTGCGGAGAACTTGACACCGCTTCGGGAACGGCATCAAGCCGGTTCTTCGGTTTGAAATGCTGAGTCATCGGTACGCCTCGGTGAGTAGGAAGCCAAGCAGCGTTCGGGCGATGGCCGAACTTGAGAATATCCTGCACGTAACTCGTCACGGATTCACCGAGGTCGCTGGACCGAAGTGAAAGAGGAACCACGTAGCCCTTCGCAGGACCATCAAGGTCATCTTCTTCATGAACACTGTCGAACATGACTGTCTGAGAATGGCCAAGTTCTGCCACAGCGTCATACCAATCCCGATCTGACGCCGCCGGGTAGACCCGAGTTCCGGGCAGGGGGCGATCACCGTCGGTCATGACACAACACTAGCCCCTGTAGAAGGGCGAGTCGTAGACCTCCACAGTGGGGGTGGCCTCAATCTGGCTGCACATACACGCCAGCGCCAACGAGTCCACGAAGTCATCGTGGGCTTCTCGCTCCCCCTCTGGGGCCTGCACCAGCAGGTACTGGCCTTTCATGACTTTCTCCACGTCGATCATCTGCTGCCGGAACCGCCGCCATACCCGGGTACGGCGGGCCTTGGAATGGGCCGGGTACACGACCATGCGACGCTGAATCAGGGCGATGAGATGCTTCCACCGGTCGGCTTGATTCTTGGAGTCCGAGTTGAAGGGAATGACTTCACACCGACCGGCAAACAGCCGTTTCAAACGGTCGGCTACGGCACTACCCATGCCTTGAGCATCCACACCGATGTAGGCAATCCAGTACTGGTCAAGGAAATCCATGATCTGGAAGTACTGCTCTTCCCACTCTGTGTTGTGGATTTCCAGCCAGTTCAGAACACGGTGTTCCCGATACCCGGCTCCATCCGGGTGGTCCCAATCCACCCAGCACACAGTTACCACCGTGGAGTCCTTGACGCGAGCCGGGTCGATTCCGACCACCACCGGGGTTCTCCACCAGCCCTTGACCAACTGCATGGACGGGTCACCGAGATAGTCCAGTTCATCCTCGGTGATGAGCATGCCTCGTTCCAGCATCCATTTGAGGGCGTAAGACATCTGGAATTCTTCCGAGTCCTCACCCAGCCGCAACTTCTCCTTGGTGATGAACTGGGCGTAGTAAGGGTTGTACTTGCCGACCGTTCGGTAGTCGTACTCAAAGTGGTTAGGCCGGTTACCTCGCCCCCGGGAGGCACGACGCTTGTTCAGGTTGATGGCCTTGTAGAAATCGCCCTTGGTGTATGACGGGGTACCGATCTTGCACATCGTTCCTGCGTAGGCAGCGAGCATCGGGTGGATGGACTTACGGACCACTTGGTCGTCGCAGTCCTGCGCCTCGTCAATCACGATGATGTGGTACGACGAACCTTCGATCTTGGCCCTAGGGCTGGCCGTCTGACGGCGGCAGAAGGACCCTGACCGCAACTTGACGATCTTGGACCGACCGTCAGGCTTCTCGTCAATTTCAGGGTCCGAGAGAATTTCAAATGCCCGGTCACTTGTAAGCCGGGTAACAATTCGCCCAAATACGATCTCACTCTGATCGTCCACGGGGGCGAACACTCCGACCCACAGACCACGCTTGAATCTCTCCAGCATGGGGTAGGACATAGCCAACTTGGGCAGCACGACCATGCACCCAGCCAGAACGGTGGCAAGAGTTTCCGATTTACCCGACTGTCGTGCCCATAGGGCGGTGATTTCCTCAGAGTCGCCAATCACCAGCGATTCAATGAGCCGGTAGGCAAGGGACCGCTGATAGGGGCGGAGTTCAAACCCGGCCAGTTCTTCGCAGAAGAAGATGATGCGCTTGCACAGTTCATCCACGAACCCTGCCATCTCAGGGTCCAATTCCATCTCTTCACGGGAATCGGACGGCTCGTCTGAGGGCTGTTCGTCGTCAACCGCCTCGTCCCACACCGATTCTTCGGGAAATCCGAGGTCTTCAATCTCCAAGGGCACATCAACCATGGGTTGGGACACTACCCCTAAAAAAGGTTGTGGGCCGGGTTTCCCCGACCCACTTCCTCCCGACTCAGTCACACGTGGCAAGGCCGCATGCCCTAAGTGATAAGAAATCTACCGACCGTCTTTCGACTTGTCAACCTTCGGCGGGCGCTTTTCTAGCGGGTACCCATCCAAAAGAATGTAGTTACGCACCTTACGGGCCTTGGGACTGGGACAGTGGTGCGTGGGAGCGGTGTACATCGGCAGATAGGTAGTCCACTTCTGGGAACACTTATCGCATCCCCAGTGAGCCACTGTGTCAGTCTTGGTTCTTGCCATCGGATTCCTTCTTCTTTGCCCGATATTCCTTGTAGTACAGGGAATACACGGCTTGACAGGCATCTCCCCTGCACCCGTTCGACTTCCTCCAGAGGGAGGCGTCCGCACAGGAAGCCGAATCCCGAGAAGGGTCCAGACCACACTGGTGCGGCTCCGAAACGATGATCGGCTTCAACCTGCGGCCGGGGCGGCTCTTCATGAGGAAGGCCACCTGCTCTTCAAGAGCAGTGAGTCGTTGCTCCACGGTCACAGCGGGTTTCCTTCGCTGTCGTAGTACTTGTCTTCCATGGTGACTTCCAGTCGGACTTTGAGTCCGTTCTGGTCGAAACCAGCGAATCCCGTGGCGGACTCGTCGTCCCACTCATCACCCCACAGAATTCCCTGCGAGAACATGAGGAAGACACCAAAGCCACGCACGGCATCCATGGCCTCGTCTAGCGAGGCAGCGGAGACAAGTGGCCAGTCCTCCGTTCGGATTGGCGTGGACAGGCGAGCCGTGTAGGCAATATGGGCTGTGTCAGACATGCTGACTACGGTATCAACGGCTTTGCGCTATTGCAAGTTTCCGGCGAAGCATTGAGCGGATGCCTGCTTGTGCGTCTGATAGGGCGGTATCGCAGTTGTGGAGGTGTACGACGATCTTCTCGTCGTACGTGTTCCGTGCCTGACTGAACGAATCCAAGGCGGTAGAAAAAGCCTGCTCTACCAGCACGTATAGGGTTTCATCGTCCAGACGGTCGAAGCGGCTGGCTTCTGGCATCGGTATCTTCTTCTTCAGAAGCCCCATTACTGCGCTCGCAGTTCATCTGCTTCTGCCTGCATCTGCATGTACAGGCCAAGGGAGGCGCTGGAGTTGGCAAGGATTTCGGCCTGCAACTGTTCTACTTCGCCTGACGCCTGTGAAAAATTGCTAGGGCCGCGCCATTCGGCAATCTCATCGGGCGTCACATCCAGACCCTGACCCTCCCATCGGGCAATTTCCTTGGGGTCCTTCTCACGCACGCAGAACCCGAAGTGGATCGCCCTGTGCCCGATGGCAAATAGATGACCCCATTTGGACTTCCGATAGGGAGGTGTCGTCTCCACGACCCACGCATACGACGATGCGGAACCTGTGTGTTCAGGGTCATAACCCCAGTACACAGGCCCAATGCCACGCACTCTGATGGCCACTATGTGTTCTCCTACTTTGAATCCCTTGTTCGGGACGGTGCGCGGTAACGAGGGTTGGACGGCGCACCATACTCGTCCATAGACATGCCTTTATAGCCCAATCCGTTGAGCAGCGTGTTGACTGACTTGCCCTTTGACATGGAACGGGCGAACTGTCGGAATGTCTCATAGGTAACGGGCGAGACTGCGATCTGTCCTTGCCCTCGGGGGGCCACCGAGGGCCTTGCCCAAGCCTGCGGGTCTTGGTAGATGCGCTCACCTTCTCGGGCGTACCCTGCGCCGTACACCGTGCCTGACACATCGGTAGGGCTGGAGTGGCCGGTTCGGGCCTTCTTGTTGTTCTTCCACATCACCTGCATAGTGTCGTTTAGGTAGTCATACCGGTATTTCGACACGCGAGTGGAGTTGGGAGTTTCGATCCACGGACCGAAATCAGTGCTAACTGATTCGTAGGCAGCGGACCCACGAAAGCCTTTCGGCTGGGGGACAGAAGAATTGGCCTTCTCAATAGAACGGGCAATGGTCCCCGAGATGTTGGACTTACTCTTCGCCATGAAACAAAGGTACCACGCACCTTGCGCTTGAGGTAGCCTCAACGACATGGACGACTACAGAACCGCCGACTCACTGGGAGCAGGACTCACCTTGGACGCAGACCGAGAAGTCACGGTCGTGCTGATGGTGACCGTTGGGGAAGAAACCATTGCAGTGCCCCTGACGGTGGAAATGGCAGAGGACATGATCGAAAGCCTTGAAGGGCTGACGAGAGAAGCCCACTTGGTCCGTGAGGCGACACTCACCATGCCCCCCGAATCCGCCCGGGAGTATCTGGATAACTGGAACGCTCGCCTGCGGGGCTAGCGACCACGGAGGAACTGGCGGACACGGGTACGTGCCTCCTGAACCTCCTCATGGGGTATTTCCTGCCACGGTGAATACCCACGCATAGGAACTTGATCGGCTTTAGGCCAGACCATGTTGCTGTACCGTTCTACAGGGATGACATGGCGTTGGCCATACCTACCTTCCCCTTCGGCAGTGGGGTTGGCTCTGTTGGGGACAACCAACCCCTTATCCAAGGCTCGTCGTGCTAATCGGCTGCTTTGGATGCTTAGGGATTCGTCAGGTGCCGTGGCCCCGGACAAACCCAGTCTTTCTGGCGTCCCTAACGTGAGAGCCGCCAAAGTAGGTGCGGCGTGACGAAGGTCCTCGTCAACAAACAATTGACGGAAGACGTGCGGCTTATCTGCTGACTTGCTGAGTTGAATCTTAGAAAGTCCATAGGGAACACTGGGTCCCTCGGTGCCCATAACAACATGTCGGCTCCACCGGTGTTCCGGCGTCTTGAGGCTGTCCATGTGGGGTAGGACGAAAAGTTCCGCAGAGGTGAGGTTTCCTCCCGCCTGTCTTTCTCCGCCCCTCCAGTCAGGCGAGAATAAAGTAAAGGAAGGAGTTGTGTAGGTGCGCCTGAAGTACCTCATTCCGACCTCCTCTGAAGGCGACTCTGGCGCATAACCTCGCGAGATTCGGGTGAGGACAATATCTGACGAACAAATGCACGTGCGGCGTGAACCTCTTCGTCTGGGACAGGACTCCAGCCAGACCACTTTCCCATCCCATAGGCGTCGGCCATGGGACTCCACACGCCCGACGAGGCCGTGTCACTCAGCACATGCTCCAACTTTTCGGGGGTCAGCACCCGTTCGTAGGAGGAACGGCCGTCGGGAGCGGTGAAATTGGTCTGAGTGGCTTTAGGGTTATAGCGGTTTGGGGTGACAAGACCCAAACTGAGGGCCTTCGTAGAAAGCGAACTGCTGTGGGCCGAAAGGTCACTTGAAGGGACTACAAAGTGGTCAGCAGGAACACTGCGGAGTGTAAGAGCAGCGAGCGTTGGGGCGGCGTTCTGAAGTGAATGATCAACATTCAGTGAACTAAACATGTGCGGGTTCTGCTCAGAACCACCCTTCCCCTCCAAAGGATGGTCTTGGCTGAGAGACATCATTGAGTCCCCATAGGGGACTAAGTCACCGCCCCAGTGACTACGGGCCGCAGGGCTGATCTCGGCCGGTGCGTTGCCGATCACCATGAAATGTTCTCCGGTGTGGGCTGCTCCTTGCCACGTAGTCAGGTAATGGGACCTACGGAAGTACCTCATCTTCGCCACACCGAGGGTGCGTGATTCGATTCTACCGCCAGACGATGCTCATGGTCTTCATAGATACGGACCACGAACAGGCAGGGGTCGCTCTCTTCAAACTCCTCGTCTTCGTCAGCGGTCGTGGGGTAGCCGTCGTGGGTGATGCAAACCGACGGGCCGATGAACCCCATGTCCAGCCCGTACTGGTACCACTCGTCCTTTGTCATGTAATTAGTCCTCCAAGAAACGGAACCCGCCAGTTCCTGTGTGAAACGCTCCCATGCGGGAAACTCGCTCCGCATCAGAAAGTGACCAGCGGTTATCTGATGGTCGCCTTGCGGTGAGGCGAAGGGGGTTCGTTTTTACAAGGATTTCTTCCTTGCCAAGACCACTGTCTCTGTTGATGTCTGTGCGGGTACGCAGTCGGGCGCTGTTATCGGAAATGTCCTCAGCCGACGGGGGGTGATCATTCTGGTACCGCTGCATTTCCCTAAACATAGTTTCAGAAGGAACATTTTCGTTCTTGTGGAAGAGGTGCCATCCGGCCCCCCGTTGCACGGCTGACCGAGGCGTGGAGTTGGCAATCACCCGACGTGGGCCGGGACCGGGATGGAGGCCATCCACTACTGTTGAAGACCAGTTATCCATTGGCGCGGCAATAGTCCCGAACTGAAGCCCAAGAGTGTGCCACGTATCCCCATCAAGGCGTCTTGGATCGTCAGAAGAGGGATGGAAGGTGCGCGCGGTTAGATCGGTGAGATTTCCACGCTCATCGGGTAGAAGTGCTCTCACCCTAAAATCTCCGGGGGTTTCGTGCGCTGCGGGGCTAGCGAAGATAGTCGGAACGCCCGGAGACTTCGGCCGACGAACTCCCGGCCGACCCCAGCCGAATGTGACCTCACGTGGGCCAATGCCCAAGTCCATCTTCGCCCTAATACCCTCCAGACCCTTCCCGATGGTGTCAGCCCAGTATCCAGTCGATTCCTCAGGCATTAGAACAACCTCAACTGCTCATGGCCGTCATGGAATGAACGGCGGCGGCTCGTAGCGTTGAGACTAGTGGGAAAAGCGTTCTCAAGGGCGTCTTCCTGCGCCCTGCCGATTTCTTCGTCAGAGTACGAACGGCCTTTGAGATCAAGGTCACCGCCAGCAAGTACATTAGGGTCAGGGCGGGCCGAACTCATCTCGTCCATGATCTTTCGGCCAATGTACAATCCATCACCGCTACCGGGTTCTGCACTTCCGATGGAGTTGAATTGTTGGTTCAGCGGAACCGTGTGCGGCATGTCCCGGTGGGCTAGCGCAGCCAAGGTGGGGCCAACATGCTCCATGTTCAGGTCAACACTGGCTTGGGTCACCCTGCCCGGAACGTGAGTGAACAACTCGGTAGGCGTATTTTCGTACCGAACGGCAGAACCACCCCGAGAGGCGTATGGGTAGGAAAAAATCGGTTCTGCTGACATTGCCCCGGTGGAATCAGCAGGTGTCCACTCCAAAGCGCGATCTTCGGAAAAGTTCGGCAATTCCATCGGCTCATGCACGTTCAGCGTGGCGTACCGAGTAAGCCCGCCGTTGCTGTCAATCCTGTCGGAGTCGTAATCAACGTCAAAATCCGGGTGCTCAGTAGCGGAATAGCGAACTTCAGCGGGGTAAGCGTGGCCGAGAGTGCCCGAATAAGGGTCGTCCTCAGGCGTGATCCTTATACTTGGTGTGAAGGAACTCATCCGCTGCCGAGCAAACTGGTCGCCATCTCCGCTGCTGCGTTGTCCTGATCTCATGGTGCAACGATACCCCGGTTACATAAGGAGAAATGGGATTACAGGTCCAAATCCAGCGTCAACTGCTCGGGCTTGCGCTGGCGACGCCGCCGCTCCTTCGGAGGTGGAGCGGGTGATCCTTCCACGAATCGTGTCCTCCCAGACTGACCGCCTTCTTCTGCAATTTCACGGGCATCGGCAGCAACGAGCGAGGCGTAGAAATCGCCATGTTCCCTGTCAGTAGGTCGTGCGGATTTCGGGATGTGCCCGCCAGTGGCCTTGGCAAAGGCATATCCAGCACGACTCAATGCCCCGGAATGGGCAAGAACGAAGCCCGGACCTATTTCCCGGCTGGCAATACGGTGGAGTTCTGAGCCGATGCCCATCCGTTGGTACGGGCGTTCCACACTGGCGGCGGTGATACGCGGCAAGGCTGTGCTGACCATCGTCCCAGCGGTTTCGTCAATATCTGCCCATGCCGCTGGCCCGTGGAACGTGATCGCCCCGACTGGATTCCAGTTTCCCGCATGGTCTTGTGCATGTGCGCGAACAGCACCAAGACTGCCGAAATGCCCTGCGGGCGTGTAGGAGAATCGGATAGGTGGCCTCATCTACGTGAACTCTCCTGAATTAGCGCTCACCGGAAGTAATCCTCGGGAAGATTCTCGGCAAA